CGATGCATAGGGGGGTGGGGAGAGAGCGCCGGGCCCCCTCCCCATTAGAGAGACAAAACCCCTATACTTCCGATGGAAAACCATCGTTTTTACTCATCATGTTCTACCACGATGTAGTTTCCCGTTGGATTCCAATCCAAAATCCAATCAATTGCAGCTTCAATCTCATCATTGTTGAGTTCTTGAGGTAACTCAGACGAGGTATGACTCACTCTAGCTAACAGACCGTAAGTATTGTAACCATTGACAGTGTCAAAGTTGTACCATTCATCAGGTTGTTCGAGTGGATCATATGGATTGTCTTCTGTTGTCAAGTATCTCATGCGTTAATCACCTACCTAATGCATCCAGAGCCGAGGCAGTAGAGATGCCAAGAGCATCTGCAATCTCAGATGTTGTAGAACCATTACGAGCCATCGCCCTAGCTCTACTAATTGTGTTAGCAGAAAGCTTTGGTTTCTCTTTCGGCATGGCCAGCTCCATAAGACGGTCTGGCTCTGCGTATCTAACAACGGCCTCTAGCATAGCATTAGAGATAGCTCCTTCCCTGATAGCTTCCCATTGCCGGTCAGTTAGGTGGAACTGGGACGCCGCTCGAGACGCTCCGGTCCTTTCCCTAGCGGCCAAGAGAGCCTGATGCCTGATCTTAGCCTTGTCGTCCTTACTTAGATCTGGGTTGGCAGCTATCTTAGCTTTAGCCACTCCACCCGCGATCAGTTGGGCCTGCCTCTCACGGGGGGCATTCCCCAAAGAACGCTTAACTGCAGCATTAAGTTGTTCCACTTCGACTGCGTATTCTTGGGCAGCTTTAGCGGATCGTTTAATGCTAGGGGTAGTGAGCGCCTCACGACGAGCTCTACTAGCCAGCCCCTTCATTTCATTAGCGTAGTCCGCGTACAAACCTTCCATGGGGGTCCCACTAGAAAGTTTACGTGCGTCACTAACCAAATCCATTTGGGGAACTTCGATCATTCTCTTTACGGTGCGAAGCTCCGGGGGTTTAGTCTTAAACTCCTTGATGACCGTATAACTAGAGCCGGTCTCTTCGTAAACCTTGCGCCCCGTTTTAGGATCAATAGGCCCGCCTTTAGCAGCCGACCTTAACTTGCGCTCAGGGATACGTTGAGGATTCTTAGCCCGGGAAATGATCGTGGATGCCTTACCCCCATTTTGGTATTTATCTCGGAGCTCTTTAATTCCGTTATCCGCCTCCGATGTTTTATAATCTAGCTTGTGTTTCACAGCGTCGATCACAACCATCGAATGCCGGACGGCCCGGGCTAATTCAGCTTCGCTAGCTCCCTGCAATGTCATATCGGTAATGAGGTTAGATGCTTTGCCCATTTCGATACCCTTCATCCGCTCTGTCATCACGGGCATTCCTTCGCGACGGGGGTATGCTCGGGATGGGTTAAACCCCTCCAAACCTTTCAAAGGGGATGTAGAGCGAATCTTATGGGTATCTGCCGCCGGAATCGCGACGATTGTATCTCCATCGAAATCAGCACCCGACAAACGCTCAGCAACCTTGGGGTGAATACCAATGGCATCCAAAGGACTGCTGCCTAAAGTTCGTCTAGCTCCCGCATGTTTATTGTTAACAGTAACGATAGGAATTTCGAACGTTCCCCCGTGCGGATAACGAACTAGTGCTACTTTCTCACCGTCCCTAAAATGCGGAGCATATACTTCTTTGGGGTTAAGTGTAGGCACCGGCAAAATAAGAAACGATGCTTGACGAGGTAGAGCAGCGCCTCGCAAATTCAAAGCGTCGCTATCGCAAGAATCGGCAAGCTTTTCGAGCATACGCTTCCGAAGTACAGGGTTTTCAAGGCGCATGATTTCGTCAAACGATTGGTGTTTCTTATCCGCGGCTGCTCGCAATTGCTGCCGCGCAAGGGTTATAGGCTGCTTAGACAGAAATTGCGAAGACAGTGCTTTTTTCCAGTCTTTCCAGTCACCCTCTTCATTAACGATATTTAACGGAGAAAGTTCAGATTTACCATTGACTGTCTGCATGACTTGCCTACGAATAGTAGCACCAAATGGATTATCCGGATCCGACTTCATCTTTTTAAGGACGCAATCCCCGTCATCAGAAATGAGTGGGGTACCCTTCTTCTTGTTCGTGTTGAAGCGGATGTCAACACCTTTAGGGAGGTCATCCGCATAAATGGCAACCCCCTTCAAATAGTGCGTACCATCCACTGCGATACGAACCTGAGCATAATTAGACTTACCAAGCGATAAGTCCTTAGCCCCTCGACGAAGCTCAATAACGCCATCCATATCACTTCCGCCGTCTTCATCGTACCGAACTGAGACGCGTTTACTCGACACAGACTTAGGAGGCAGTAAAGATAAGCGAGTCCCATCTTCCGCAGTGCGTACTCCCAGAACATGAATGTCGCCCATGTTGACGACAGCATCACGCTTTGAGACTCCGGGAGCGAGTAATACTCGAGTTGTGGTCGTGTTCTTTGGATTGTCGAGCTGTGGAATATGGATCTCTTCGACCGTATATCCTTGCTCTTTCATCTGCTCAGTATACATCTTTAGCGTAGTAGCGCTAATACCGAGAGTCAATTCCGTACCGGAACCAATATCAATGTACTTATGCTTGTCCGCTTCGGCCTTAAGAAAATCGGTAGTCTTCTTAGCATCACTTGCTCGGTGCTCGTAATCCGGCTTCAAATAATTACGTACAGTGCCAGCAGAAATACCCAAACGTTCTGCAATAGCAGTTTGAGACATTTTCTTAGCATCGAGCTTTCGAACTAATGCGATTTCTTCTGCCTGGCGAGCAGTCTTAGCCGCACTTTTAGCTGCACGAAATTCGGTAGTGGTCATTCCGAATCCTCGAGCAATTTCAACCTCGCTCATCCCCTTCGATTGAAGGTCTTTGACGAGAGACTGAAATGTGACCGATCGTTGGTACGGGTCTTTTCCAGATCCCCAAGGATATCGTCCGGAGCGACGAATAATACCGATATGCGCTAATTCATCTTCATTCGGAGTGATGATCATTTGTTGGGTCCTTCCAATAACGAATTAAATGCGACAATCTTTTTCATAATACTTTGAATTCGGTCGGCATCGGGTACATGGGTGGTCACAGAATTGTTTTGATAGATTCGCAACTGGATAGGCATGTCTGGAGCCATGTCGTATTCTAGACAGAATAAGGCAGCATAGATTTCAAGCTGACTCATTGATGTCTTTCCAGTCCCAGTCTTCAAATCATGAATTCGAAGGAGCTCTCCGTCGAAACTGATAGCGTCTGCAGTTCCATAGCAATAATAACTATAGAAAAGAACTACCTCACTAGACATACCATAGTCCAGTGCATCGTTAACAAATTTACAGATGCTGTCATCAGTGTCGGGCATTGGCACTCCGAGTCGAATATGCTCGGAAGCTAGTGCGTGTAGCTCTGTTCCAAGTTGAGCGGCTCGAGAGTTTTCAAAAACCTTAAGCAGCTTCTCTTCATCATAGTTCAACCAGTGATATTTACTAGCACTGAGAAAAGCATGACTTCCAGATAACTCAGAGTGATCGAAGAATTTCATCAATGACTTCATCTTCGTTTTCGGGGTAGACATAATATGCTGCGCTCATTTCATTCATGCGATCAATATAGTAATCCTGGTTAGGTCTATGCGGAGCATTGACCGATCGTTTCACTTCTAGAGCAAACCATCGATCGCCTACTAGCAAGAGTAGATCAGGAATACCTTGAATGTAGTTGGGGTCATTCTTTAAAATTATGCACCCTGGGATTTCTTCCTTCAGTCGCTTGATGAGTGAGCGTTGATAGATGTTCTCAGTTCGACCCATAAGATCTTTCCTAAAGTCAAAATTCCCAGAGGCAATTGGGCCCCGTTTGCATATTCTTCCATTATAGCCAAAGTTTATTCTCCTTTTCTTTACCCACTAGGCCTAAAACGTATCAAAAGAGTGCTTGGCCCAAAAAGCCCACTAATTTCTATTTAATTATATATAAAATAAAAAAA